CGTGGGTCACGGCGACCCATCTGTCCGAATAGGAAGACCCCCGAGGGTCTGCGGTGCGGGGATGTGGTCGGTGCCCCGGACTCAGCGTTGCCGCTGGCCTGGAACTCGGTGATGTAGAGGCTGGCCACACGTTACCCGCCAAGGAGCTTCTTGGTGGCAGTCATCGGGGTGGTGGCCTGCTCCTCGGTCGAGGTGAGCATGGTGGCGGCACGGCCACTGGCGGCACGGGAGCGCATGCGCTGGGCGTCAGACGCCGCCTGGACCGCTGGCGTGGCCACTGTCGGGGTCACTGCTGCCGCTGCCGGGATCTGGGGCTTGGAACCGAACAAACCAGACATGGGCGCACTCCTTCAGGTTGAGGCGAATATATCATACTCGCTGTCCGCAACGCTACCCCTCATCCGGTTCATGCGCCGCGCCGTCGCCGCGTCCATGCGACTCACGGGCTCGGCGAAGGTGAGGGCCAGGGCGTCGCCGTCGTCCGGGGACGAGAGGCCCCGCTTCTTCATGGAGTCCTTGCTCTCCAGCTTGATCTGCCCCTTGAGGTGCAGGGCGTACTCTGGGCCGGTGAGGTCGTCGATCAGCGCCTCGTCGTTGTCGATCGCGCCATAGACGAGCCAGTCGCGCATCTCGGCCCACATCTCAGCCCGACGGTTGAGGTACTTCTCTTCGTCCCGGGCCTTCTCGCCCGACTGCACCTCGATCACCCTGTACCCGAGCATCTTGAGCCGATCGACCACGCCGCCCCCGACCCCGCCGCCGTCCACGAACACTGCCTCGGGCTTCAGGCGCTCGATGGCAGTGGCTGCCTCTGACGCCAGCGCCATGGTGTCCTTGCCCCGGAACCGCATGGGCTTGATGCTCCTCGCGTCCCGGCCGCGCCGGAACCGGAACACCGACTCGTCGTCCCCGAACCGGGCGACATCGATGCCCATGGTCAGGGGTGCACCGTCATCGGGCACCAGGTCACGCTCGGCCGCGTAACTGACGACCTCGCGTCCGATGAACTGGTTGGATCCGGTGCGCGGGAACTGACCCTTGACCTCGATGCGCGTTACGTCATGGTCCTCTCCGTACTTGTCCGCGATGCGCTGGTACACGGCCTTGTCCACACCTTCGACGGTGCGACTGTCCACGTACCGGGCATCCCAGAACGCTCGGTCCTTGTGGAACGCATCGAAGAACCGTCCGGTGTTGCGCCGCGGGTTCGAGATGGCCAGCCACAGGCGCAGCGGGGCCATGTCCGTGAAGAACCCCTCGGTGACCTGCCAGATGGGGTCCGGGATGCCCGATGCCTCGTCGAACTGGACCATCATGCCGATCTGGCTGTGGGCGCCTGCGAACGCATCCGGGTTCTCGGCTGACCACGACTGTGCGTCCACGTAGTAATACTGCGTGTCCATCTTCAACTGGTTCTGGACCAACTCGACGAACCAACTCGCCGGGCGCATGGACATCGAGGACTTCTCGAACCAGTGCCGGTTGATCGCCATGACTTGCCACTTGCCGAGCTCAGCCATGGTCCTGGACCGAAGCTGCGTCTCGGTGTTCGCCGTCACGATGGTGGTCGAGCCGATCCAGCACGACGCGACCCACAGGTCGAGCATCGAGAGCCAGGCGCTCTTGCCGATCCCCCGACCCGAGGAGATGGCCAGGTACAGCGGCGAGCCGGGGAGCCCGATGCGTGCCTTCTCGATATCGGTCTGCAGGTGGTCCGATATCCTCTTGAACTCGTCGATCTGCCAGGTCCTCGGACCCTCGACCCTCTCCAGTGGCGTACCCTTTACGCCCCATGGGAACGCGTACCTGACGAACCCCTCGGGGTCGTAGCGGAACCCCAGCAGCGTGGTGATGAGGTCCTGCTCCCCGACGAGGGGGGACGAGTTACGAGGTGCGGCCATCGACGACTCGTGCCTGCACGTCCACCACCCTTGACCTGTCCAGCCTCTCCTGCGCCTCGCGCATCGCGTCGCCCAGGTTGATCGTGACCGTCTGGTCGATCTGCTTCGTATCCCCGAACCGCTTCTTGTCCATGACCCCGAGCATCCACTTCCTGGTGTTGATGCGCAGGGTCGATCGGTTCACATCTTCGAGTGAGTCGCTCGCATCGGCGATGGTGAGCATGTCCTGCTTGATCACCTCGGCGCCCACCATCTGCGCCTCCTCGTACCGGGCTCGCCTGGACTCATCCCGGTACACCCACGAGATGAACCGCGCATAGCTCGGGGCTCGGGGGTCGTTCTCGAACATCTGGTTCACGAGCATGCGACCCTCGCGCACCACGTCGAGCACATCGTCGAACAACGACTCGAAGGTCACCTGCTCGATGGCACGCTGGTTCTCCCTGAGTTGCTGCTTGGTCTTGATGACCTCGGGGTGGTAGTACGGCAGGGGCTCGGGTGCGAGCCACCTGGGGAGGCTTTCGAGTTGGTGCGGTTGGGTGATGGGGCTCGTGTCCACGGGTGGAATGTATCACGAGGTGTGAAAGTTGTCTCTGATCCTGCAGCGGCCTAGCCAGTATTTCAGGCGAGCGTAGGGACTTCGATCTGTACCCCCACCCCCAGCAGCATCCCTGCCGCTGGTATTCTGGTGCTTTGAACTAACGCCGTACACCGCTGTCGCTTGAGACCAACGTAGTGTATCACGACGAGTGGGTACAGGGAAGGTGTGGTGACCGGCACTGATTTCCGGCTTGCCCCGCCACCAGCGAGGGCTTGTGTCTAGCTCACAATCGCATCAGCCTGCGCATTCACCACCGGATCAGTGTATCACAGGTTCTCGCAGGGGTGTGGTGTTGAATATCTCTGACTCAATGACTTTTCAGATTGGTCTGAGTTTTAAAAATTAATGAGTCAATGACTTTTTAGTTTCCCGGGTTCTACGGAAATAAAGACTCAATGACTTTTTAGTTTCCCAGGTTCTTGGATTCTCTGAGTGACCACCCCCGACACCGCGCCGCCAGGACCTGGGGGCTCCACCCCACCCCCAAATGATTCTCATTCTCAATTGAGCCCGGGCGCTGTGGACATCGGGTCCAATGTGCCCGAGCTGCGCCACTGGTGCCGGCCAGACCTGCAGCGCATGACCCCGAGGCCCGGCAGCTTCGCCCTCCACCTATCCCCGATGCGTTGAACCATGATTCAAGCCTATCCATGATTCAATGGGTCACTGATTCCCTGTATCCCTGATTCACGGGTGCATTGAACCCATGATGTGACAATGTGACAGGGAATGCCACGCAATGACTAATTCACGGGTTCAATGAGTCAGATGTGACAGATTGACCTTTCCGGGTAAACATGGTTTTGGACTACTTTTCGAAAAAAATCTGCGCATGGTCATGCAGAATCCCTAAGTCACATTTGTCACACCCTGACCCATTGAACCATGGATTCTTTAACCCATTGAACCACTACAACCCACTAACGCTAGAGTCAGTGAACCATCGATTCATTGAAGATGTAATAATGTGTAACAATGCTTGATACGCTGCATGGATGCCCGATAATAAACCCATCGTAAACAAACCGGAGTCAATGCATCATGCCATTCTGCCCATACTTCAAATCAGCATCCATTCGCTTGGATTATTCTCGCCATGTCCTGCGCTCCATGAGTCAGGGATTCAGGGCCATGTCATTCGAACGATTTGCAAACCAATTCGCCAGGTCGTTCTATCTTAGTGGTCGTGTCGGCCCGATGGTTTGAATGCCCTATATCCTGATTCATTGAGTCAGGATATGGATGCATTCCCGCATCATGTAACTGTGAGGTTAAAGATTATGAAAACGTGGATTGTGATAGACAATTACCGGACACATGGACTCGCGTTCACTGTGGCACATTGCGCCCGTTCTTTCCGTAGGCGCCTGGGTGTCAATTCGAAGGCTGCACGGAAAATGGCACTGATCCAGGTGCGCACTGTGCTCTCGCATGCGATCGACAATGGGAGCTTCCATCATGCGTGACTTGAAAACTCAGATTGTGCTGGCCTTGAGTGAATGGGTTTCACAGCGCCCGGGTTTGGACTACGGCAACTACGGCGATTGGACAGCCTATCGTGCAGAGGTGCGCAGCATCGGGAAAGACCTGCAGCATGCTCGCGCCATGATCAACTATGTTGCATGGCATGACAGCATCACTGCTGAGATGATCCTCGATGCTGCGAAGTCTGGAAGGCTGTCGATTGTTGTCGAAGGGGACAAGGTGCGTATCGACTATTGCACCGGGCAATACTGGCCCACGGAGTACCGGCCTGCAGTGTGTCGTCTGTTGTCGTCTGTCATTTGGGATTGGTTGTCGGCGAACATGCCGAAACCCGTGAACATGCATAACAGCGAAACCGGAGAATGTGTGCAGCGTATCGACGGGTTGCGCATCGGCGACTATTTGCGAAAAGCCGCATCCCGGGAACTCGGCACCAGTATCGCGCGGAGATGGTTCGCATGAAAACAATTGAAGCATATCAAGCCTCGGATGGTCAATTGTTCACGGACGCTGTGCAGTGTCGCAAGCATCAAGAGGACATTATTGGCGCCGATATTGATGGTTTGTTGCAGATGTTTGAACTCGACATATCACGGAACCAGCAATTCAAAGCTGTGCTATGCGTTATGAAGAAACGAGACTCGTTGACTCATGTTTTACGTGAATTGCTGGAACACCTTGATCACGACGAAGGGGAATGCGAATGAAAAACCACTACTTCGTTGAAATGACCGATACCTTCGGCGGCGAAGCTAATTATTGTTGGGTGAACCGGTTCATTGTGTCGGCATCATCGCCCCGTGGCGCCATGCGCAAGGTTGCCAAGAAAACTGGATTCGCCGTGCGCAGTGTCGGCTGCGATCGCTGGGATGCTGTCGGCGCTTGTGTCTGCTACTTCGTTGAATGGATCGACGCTGCAGACATCCAGCAGTATCGGGACAACTATTCAAGAATCGAGGTGTTGTAATGTCTGACGCATACCGCACAGAAACCCGGGAACATGGTTCGCTTTCGTTCCGTGTCGAATGGGTTTATGACCATGATTCCAATCCCCCATGGGACCGCGAAGATGGTCATGGACCCGTGAGCGATTGGGAACACCGATCCAAGCGCCCGGGCGAGATGGTCCTTCGCTCTGACCGCGGATCGCATCGGTTCTATGACTTCGCCGAAGCTGTGAAGCTGGCCAGGAAAGACGGATGGAACACTGCCCCGTACAACTGGCCGTCGAGAGGCGCACGGGCTCACGCTGCAGCGCTTGCAGACTTCAAATACCTGCAGGCGTGGTGCAACGATCAATGGTACTACTGCGGCATTGTCGTAACCCTACTCAATGCCGATGGTGACCCCGATTCGGTTGACGCGTCACTATGGGGCATTGAATCCGAATGCGTCGACTATCACCAGGAGGTAATCGAGGAACTGATTACTGAATGCCTGCACCAGATAACCGCAACGATTGGGGATTGAATCATGGTCACAAAATCAGAACTCCAATTGTTTATTCGCTCGGGCGGGTATGCATGGCCAGGCGGGTATCAGTGTGCCTTGATGATGTCCGACGGGGAGTACATCGACGCCCAATCAGCTCGGGAGAATTACCGGCAGATTCGGCGCAACATGGTACCAGTTCCGACCAATCGGGATTGGTCCCCGTGCGCAGTGTTTATCCATTGGGAGGGTGATCCATTGATCTGTGCGCATAGCGGGCGCGAGATTCCGAGCGCCTATGGTCCCATTGAATCGGAGGTTTCGTAATGTCCAAATCAAACCCACGCACCAGGATTTTCTGGGAAGTTGCACGACGCATGCGAGATGCAGGGATCACGGTCGACACTGACCCCAGTTATTCGACAGTCTCCATCGATGCACCGGGCGAAGAATCTATTTTCATGCAAGGGGAAGATGCCGATTCATTTATCGAGGAGTGTCGCGAACTCTGCGCCCGTTATCCATCTCTACCCATGGATGTCGCTGAACTGGTGACAGCCGAACCTTACACAGACCTCTGGAGTTAACCCATGTTCCTGCACCACACAATGACCGATCAGGAGATTCTGAGAACCTGTGAGGGGTGCGACAGTCAACACTTGCGACTGGTGGCCGATAGGCTACGGGCCAGGGTTGAAGACTTGCGCACCATCGGCACGCTGGCTGCAGGGATCATTTGTTCTCATGACTTCGGCGCCATTCGTGAAGGTCTGGAGATGATCCAGGAAACCGCACAGAACGGCGAATAGGCACCAGTCAACCCTAACCCACAAACCCGGGCC